CATTAACATATTAAATTTACGGGGATTATCCGGGGAAAATACCCCATGGCAGATTTTTCCATTGCACTTTATAATGCCACTTGTCAAAGCGTATTTTGTGACATAAACTGTAATTGTTTCGTCCATTGATTTACTCCTATGGTTATTATTTTTAGTGGGTTAGGCTGGGTTTGCACCAGCGTGGAATTACTCTACAGATTTACAGTCTGTCGCTTTCGACTACTCGGCCACTAACCCTTGTTTAGATTTATCTTACTATAATTCTTAATGCTTGTCAATCATGGTTTTTGATTCTTTTGAGATTCTTGCAAATTAAGAAGTTGAAGCACAGCTTCATCTGCGTCTTTACGCGCCATGCTACAAGTCCAGAGTCTTTGTTCATTGCGCTTGATAATGATGATTAAGAGATTCTATTCGTTGCTTTTGTTCTAATTCAGAAACGGGTTGAGGTTTTTCTCCGTACTCTTGTGTAGAGAAAACAATAGCTAACATAAAACTTTTTGTTTCTTTAGACTGAAACCGAATAACCTGCCAACTAAATTCACCATCAGGCTCTAATTCTCGATTCCAAATATTTAGAAAGGTTTCTAAATAACCTTCTAATCCTTTTTGAGTTTGATGGTTGTTATTAACATCACTGAAAAGTCCTTGACTCTGTTGAGGATAGTTTTCAACAGGTTCTTCTGACTGACTGTCTTGAATAGAAGAGTAAGAATAGCAAGGATTTAACAATTCTACATAAAACATATTGTGACTCCGATTAATTTTACATATAAAGTTCTAATGTTTGTTCATCGCCAAGATACCATTGCTTGTCACTAAGAAACCAGAAAAACATTCCTTTGCAGGAATTGGTACGGTCTTTCTCAGATATTAATTCTTGCCATAAACGAAAACATTCAAAAAATTGCTCCTATCCATAAGGAACATATTCTCTAAGATTAGTCCAAATAATAGGTAGATAGCTTTCGATAGGTTTATAAAGTTTATTACAAATATAAACGTAAAAGCCAAAAGACAAAGTGTAAAACAACCCTTTAGTGATTAACATAAATCCCCACGCAGAAATTAAAAGTAAATTCAAGATCAGAGTCATAGGTTTTATTTTCATAATTTTACTTTAACTTTTCTAGGTGTTCTATATTACTTTACCATAATTAAAGTTATTTATCTATAGTTTTAATAAGAAAATAAATTAAATTTACCCTTTCCGCTGTCAGTGTTTTAAGTATCATCAGGATTTCTATTAATTTATCCTTAAGTTTTTTAGTGGGTTCTGTGTTAATTGGCTCATAGATATATCTAGTCCTCGTTTTCTGATTCTTTGAGCGAGGTCTTTGTTTAATATCCTTGATTCTTTAATTAAAGTAATTTGATTGCTTGGCCAGTATTCTAGCAAGAAATCAACAACCTCAATAGAAGTTGTGTGTATTCTAGCTTCTTTGTTGTACCCTTCTAATAGTCGGTAAAAAAGGAATAGTCCACTAAGCAAATCTTTTTCGATTATCCAGAATGTTATTTTAATCGATGTGATGCTAAGTTGCCAGTGTTTTAAGAGTTGACATAGTTCTGTTTCTTCTAGTTGCCAGTAAGTAAAAAAATCCAAAACATTAGATATTACTAGGTAGTCGCTTCTACTTATAAAGTCAGATACTAGGGCATCAATTGCCTCTAGGGACTGACACATCCTGATAGAAGCAATTGATAATCCCTCTAGTTTATATCCTGAGATAATTTGTAGCATGGTTTTGAAGTTTTGTTTATTCTTTATAGTTATTAATAGTTTCCCAAAAATAAATCTCTGTTATTGATTTATTGTTTTTAAGTATTAGCTTCTGCCAACAATAGAAGCTTTCAAAAAAGTTATTCCATCCACGAGGTACATCAATAAAAATACTATCTAAAATGATAAGTAAATATCTTTCGATAAGATTGTGTATTGTTAGGATTAAAGAGCGTGGTTTTATTCCCACCTCTTTTAGTTCCGCTTTGGTTAATTTCTTTTTTAGAAATTTATCAATCTCTTTATCTAGTTGTGTTTGATTCATTGTTTTTTGGAGTTACTATAAAAAGTCTAAAGGTTTTATCTAGAAAATACGCTTTAACAGTCCTATCGCTAAAAATAACAAGGTTTCCTTGATATTTAATCATCCCCCCAGTCTGGGTAGTATTGCAAATAGATAGCTTGTCGCTCGATAGCTTCCTTCTCAAGCTTTTCAACTTCTTCGTCATCGAAGTCATGATCCCAAATTATAGAATCAAGAAACCGGTCTTCTTTCTCTATAAACAATTCCTTCTTAACCATAAAATCTTGGCAACCATAAGACATCCCTCCGCTTTTCCCTATAAAAATAAGGGCATTGTCTTCAACAGTCGCCAAAAACTCTTTTAATTGTTTTGCGGTAATCACTTTGTGTCTCCTAAACAAAAAGCTATCTTATCAATATAAAAAAGAAGCCCTAGCGCTTCCCAGCATTCTAATAGTCTTGGTACGTCAGTCAGGGAATTGATTAGAAGTTTACCTGATTGCTACGGGAATAAGAAAATTAGCCACGGGTTAGAAAAGTGAGTATTTCCTCTATTCTAAATAAGTATTTCGCATCTAAGTACAATTGCTTATTGGCACTCTCACCCTTTCTATGCCTCTAGTTATTAGATGCCCGGAGCATCCTACTTTTTCAGTATGATTGCCCGTTAAATTCTCAAAAATAACCGCGCCCTTAATTTTCCAGAGAAAGAGCGCATCAAGCAAAAAAATAACTAATTTATTAATTTTAACACAATTACTAATGTCTGTCAATAACTATGGCTAAGAAGAAGAGCTTTGCCTTTAAGAAAGAGCACAAGGATCCAGACGGAGGGCTAACAGCTAAGGGCCGCGCTGATTACAATCGCGCTACTGGCTCTAACCTGAAGCCCCCTGCCCCTAATCCCAAGAACAAGGCGGATGCGGCCCGCCGCAAGAGCTTCTGTGCGCGTAGCGCAGGCCAGGCGGATATGCACGATATAGACTGTCGCAAGACACCTAACAAGCGCTTATGCAAGGCCCGCAAGGCATGGGCATGCTAGGACAGCGCTAGTGTCAAGTAGTGAATACAGTGACGTGATCACCACCGTATGTATCAGTGGCTATCCTAATGCGCGCCTCACTCTGAGAGTGGAACCAGCCCTGTGGATCCACGAAGTCAATTATAGGTGGGTTACGCTTACCCTCTTTAACGCGTAAGGCCCGGCCCACCTTTTGAATCATAGATACACCGTCTACTCCTCCCTTACCGCCGGCGGCCATTATAATACTACCAATAGAGCGTATGCTTACACCTAGGCTCAAGATACCCTCACTGGCTATAGCGCCAGATATAGAGCCCGCTGACAGCTGGTCCAGTACATTGGTTATGTTAGTACTCTTACCATGAATAATGGGTAGAGATGTGCCCAGCGCCTCTAGCTCAGTCAGTACGTTAAGGGCCTGACTGGCAGGATTCTTCTTCTTACTACTAGTACCTACCTTACGTACTAGGATGAGCACAGGCCCATAGCCGTCTTTTATCAGTCGGCATGCGTGCCTTGCTATAAGGGCATTGCGGGCTCTATTATTAACTATGACGCTATCGTATAGCTGATTATAGAGATATGGTGTGAAGGGCTTATTGAATGAGCTGTGCGTTACTGCACCGGGAGGAGCTGGATAGAACTCGAACTTAGGTTGCATAATGACACCGCTCTCGATGAGAGTAGTCTCTTGATACTCTGCGAGAAGAGGGCCGAATATAGCCTCCATCATCTTAGGGCGAGTAGGTGTAGCAGTCATGCCAATCTTATAACACGCGTTGACTAATGACAGAGCAGTAGTGATACCACTTACATTCATATAGGTATGCGCCTCATCGAACACAGCGACCTCAATACCAGAGAGCCACTCTATATAGCGTCTATCGCCCCGTTTAATACGCTCATAGAGAGTATCTACGGTAGCGATAGTCATAGCTCCAATATCATCATTACCATCTCCTACTAGCCCAGGAGAGAGGCCCGCCCACTCCTGCACATCCTCTGCCATCTGGTAGAGTAGACGTACGGTAGGTACTACTATGAGTCGGCGGGCCTCGAAGTACTTCATCAGCGTAGCAATAACAGCGCTCTTCCCATAACCAGTAGCAGCCCGCACGTAGCCCCGGTAGCCCCGTAATATGCTAGTTATTGCCTCTCGTTGGTCGAGACGTAGTCTAGCGTCTATAACGGGATCGAGTAGAGTTGGTCGGGGGGGCAATTCTAGAGTAGCGGTATGGCCAGCCCGTCGTAGTAACTCCATATAAAGAGGGAGGAGGCCCGCCAATAAGCGATAGCCTCCTTGCCCATCTGGATAATAGAGAGGGTAATGAGCGGGTATAGCTAGGAGTTCAATAGGAAGAATACCCGCTATAGAGCGGGCTTCCTCTACGTCTAGCACTGCACAGAGATGTCTATGACAGTCTGGCAGTAGTTCTGGTATATAGGCCCAGTTACCATCTACTCGTATTATCATTCGGCCCAGGGGTTCCCATTAATCTCAATTGTCTCTTCTTCTACAATTTCCGCAGGACATGGGCCAGCACTCTTTGTGTTACTAAAGTCACCCTCATTGAGAACATTAATCTCACCAGTAGGATTAATCTGCTGCCAGTACTTGCGTGCCGTCTTAATAGCCCCTAAGTCAGGAATCTCCTTAACTGCGAAGTTTAGTGATGCCTTGGGGTTCTTATCTTCTGGATTAGGCGGTACGATACTAATGATAATAGTCTGAAAATAAGGGCTCATCTTCATTGCAATAGTATCGCGTTTGCCAACAGGGGCATTATTGAAGTCCTTGCTGTGCTTGTAGATGAGATTATTGACCATGGCTTCATAACCAACACTAGTCCACTGTTTAGTTGAGGCATCCCAGATACCACGACGAGTAGACTTTGCCTTGAGGGGAATAATTAGGATGAAGCCAGTATCATCCATGAGTTCTTTCACTGTATAGTCATTGAAGGTAGATGTGACCTTGCCTCCCTTATTGGACAATACTCGAGTGGTGAAGCCTGTAACATAGAAGATAATCTGGCCCGTCGGGCTACAGGTAACAGGGCGGTCCTTACCTTCTACCTCTTGACTATGTAGGCCTGCGCGAATACATTCACTACAGGTCATGCCCTTCTTACCAACTAGACCTAGCTTATCGACAATAGGTAGAGGGCGATTGGGTGGATCTCCATATTCAGTTACGCCCTTG